AAGCTGCGTCTGCCGGGACAATCCTAGAGCAATCCAGCAGCTTCTATCCGGCGAATTCTCCGTTGATGATGTCTACGCGGAAGATTGGCAGTACCCGGCGGGAGCTTTCAAGGGCGCGGACGGCGGTCCGTGCTGATGAATAATTATTTATGGAGGGATAAATCATGACCCATTTCACAGACGCCGGCGAGAAATCGCCGGAGGAGCGCGAGAAGATACTCCAGGACATTTTATCGACCATAAAGGAGAAGTAACATGCTAAGAATTGAAGATCATTGCGTAGGCTGCCCTGATGGGGCGCCGTGTATGGGCAGTTCCTGCCCGAACAGAAATGTGCCGGTGTGGTACTGCGACGAGTGCGAGCGAGAATACGACCGGGACGAGCTGAGACTCCTTGACGGGAAGCAGCTTTGCTACGACTGCTTCTGCGAGGAAGCGTGGCTCAGCGCAGATGAACCAGAGGAGGAACAGTAATGCCTAGAAAGCTGGTAAAAACCACAGATATCACCCGTGAACAGTGGCTCGAATATCGCAGGACAGGGCTCGGAGGCTCTGACGCGGCGGTCGTAATGGGGCTGACCCCGTACCGCTCGAAGATCGAGCTCTGGGCGGACAAGACCGGGCGCATGCCGGAAACCGAGGACAACGAGGCAATGCGCACCGGGCGCGATCTGGAGCAGTACGTTGCAGAACGGTTCTGCGAGGCTGCCGGAAAGAAGGTTCGCCGCCGCAACTACATATTCCAGCACGATGAATACGACTTCATAACCGCGAACGTCGACCGTGAGATCATTGGCGAGAATGCCGGACTGGAGTGCAAGACAACATCAGCGTTCACCAAAGCTGATTTCGACAGCGGCGAGATCCCGCTGTACTATTACTGCCAGTGCTGCCATTACATGAACGTCATGGGGTACGACCGCATGTATCTTGCGGTACTCATCGGCGGGCAAAGGTTCCGTTGGTTCACCATCGAGCGGAACGATAGCGAGTGCGCGGCGCTGCTGAGATCCGAAATAGCATTCTGGAACGACTGCATAAAACCGGATATCCGCCCTGAACCGGACGGCTCCGAAAGCGCCGAACACACTCTGAAAGCTCTGTACCCTGACTGGCAGGACAACGCTATCGCTATGTTTGAGCAGAACGACGCCGCTGCCGAGCTTGCAGCCGTGATGGCTCAGAAAAAGGAACTCGAAACCCGGGAAAAGGCTCTCAAACAGAAGCTCCAGACAGCTCTCGATGGCAATACAGATGGCCTGACAGTTGACTGGCACATCTCATACAAGCCGCAGAGCCGATCTACTGTAGACAGCAAGCGCCTCAAGGCAGAGCGCCCGGACATCTACTCAGAATACCTTAAGGAAACCAAAGCGATGATATTCAAGATATCGGAAAGGAAAGAATCATGACCACTACGACCAACACAAACGGCGTTATCGCCGCCGCGGCTCAGGCAAAGCCGCAGGAAGCCCCAGCAAAGGCTACTCCGGCACAGATGCTCAACAGCCTGCTGAACAACGGAGCGATTCAGCAGACCCTCAAAAGCACGCTCGACAAGAACGCCGGAGCTTTCGCCGCGTCTGTAATGAATCTGTTCAACAACGATACGCTGCTCCAGCAGTGCGAACCCAGAGCAGTGCTTGCGGAGGCGCTGAAAGCGGCGGCGCTCAAGCTCCCTGTCGAGAAGCAGCTCGGATTCGCTTACATCATTCCGTACAAGGACCACGGTGTTCCGAAGCCGCAGTTCCAGCTCGGCTACAAAGGATACATACAGCTTGCGATGAGGACAGGCGAGTATCGCTATATCAACGCCGGAAAGGTATACGAAGGCGAGCTGAAAAGCGAGGACAAGCTGACCGGCGCGGTAGATATATCCGGTGAGCGCGTATCTGATAAGATCATAGGATATTTCGCGTACATCGAAACGCTGAACGGATTCAGCAAGACCTACTACTGGAGCCGCGAAAAGCTCACTGAACATGTAAAGAAGTACAGCAAGGCTTTCCAGAAAGGGAGCGCAATATGGCGCGACAACTTCGATGAAATGGCTATCAAGACAGTGCTGCGGAATCTGCTCTCGCACTACGGGATCATGTCCATTGAGATGAGCAGCGCTCTGTCCGATGAGGCGGCGCCCGGAAAGATCCCCGGTGAGCCTGCGGATGGTCCTGAGATAATCGTAGACAGCGATTCGCCGGACGAGTCGGAGGAAAGCCCCGCAGATTTGCAGTAATTTGCAGTCCCGCGCGGCGGAAAATATAAGTGGATATTGAGGGGGTGTAATTGTGGCGAATTTCAGTAATATCTCATTTGAGGAGTTTGTAAAAGAGCGTAATAAGGCCCTTTTTTCGTACGATGAAACGAAGATAAAGGCATATATGCAGAAATACGGAGTGCCGATACCAGATAATGAAACCGTATTCTGGGCGATGGTGAACAAGTGTATCTGCAATGTCACATCGGCGCCGCCCGAGCTTGTTACAAAGGCGGAAAAATGGCTGTCAGAGCGTGGAATGTCAAAGGAGATACGATAATGTACAACAAAGTGATAATGATGGGGCGTATCTGCTCTGATCCGGAGCTGAAAACGACCCCGAACGGCACGAATGTCTGCTCGTTCCGGATAGCCGTTGACAGACGGTTCCAGCAGAAGGGCGAGGAACGCAAGACGGATTTTTTCAACGTGGTGGCATGGCGCTCCACCGGGGAGCTTGTCAATAAGTACTTCGGCAAGGGGCGCATGATACTCGTAGAGGGCGAAATGCAGACCCGGCAGTACACGGACAAGTCCGGGAACCAGTCCACATGGTACGAGATAAACGCCGAGCGCGTAAGCTTTACGGGCGAGAAGTCCGGGAATGCTCCTGCCGCCGATACGGTTCCGGCTGCTCCTCAGGCAGCGCAGAATGCTTCTCCGGAAGCTCCGGCGGCTGATTTCTCGGGCGTAGGCAGCGACCCGTATCCGTTCTGATAGGAGGAAAAGATGGCTCGACCAAAGTCCGACGGACTGAGCTACTTTCCTTTTGATGTGGATTTTTTCTCAGACCCAAAGATACGCTCGGTGCGTGCGAGGTATGGCGCTGACGGGGTCGAACTTTATATCTACCTTTTGTGTGAGATCTATCGCAACAAATACTATGTCGCAGCCGATGAAGAATTCATCGACTGCACCGCCATCGACTTAGGAATGTCGGTGGATAAAACAAGGCAGATGATAGCATTCTTCTGTAAACGGTCACTGTTTGATGGCAAACTTTTTATGGCGGACACTGTTCTCACTGCTAAATCAGTACAGCATAGATATCAGGAAGCGCGCAAGGGCGCTAAACGCGATATCTTTGTTGAGGGGAAACTCTGGCTGCTTGAAAAAGCTGAAACGCTAGGGTTTATTAAAGTGCGCCCTGTTGACGGTTTTTCCGAGAAAAACGGCGATTTTTCCAGGAAAAACTCCGATAATTCCGGGAATTACTCCACAAAGGAAAGTAAAGTAAAAGAAAATAAAGGAAAGGAAAGCAGGACGGCTGCGCCGCCTGCCTCCTCTCCCTCTCGCGAACAGCTTGTGCGCAAATACGGGGAGAAGGCTGTTGCCTTGTATGAGCAGAAATATCAGAACTGGCAGCAGCGCAAAGGAATATCTGGAGGTATCTCCTACGCGAGAATAGCCGAGTGGCTGATCGCCGACGGAGTTCCAGAGGTGAACAGCAGTATAGATCCGGCAGACGTGATGGAAGAACTCAGAAAGCAGTATTCGGAGGAGGGACAGAATGCAGATTGAATTCACGGTTCCGGGCGAGCCGTTCGGGAAGCAGAGACCCAGGCACAGCCGGGCCTCCGGCACTACATACACGCCCAGGGAAACGAAGCTGCATGAACAGCTTATTCAGTGGGCGTACCGCAAAGCGGGAGGACGTAAGTTCCCGGAGGATTCGGAAATCAGAATCACGATAATCGCAGTGATGGGTATTCCGAAAAGCACTCCGAAGTATCGCCGGGCTGATATGCTCAGCGGGAAGATTCGTCCGACCAAGAAACCAGACTGGGACAACATAGGAAAGCTCGTCTGCGACGCGCTAAACGGCGTGGCTTACGACGATGATAAGTGCGTGTGCGAGGCGGTCGTCCGGAAGTTTTATGGCTGCGAACCCCGCATTCTTGTGAGATTGGAGGATATTAATGGTAGACAGTGATAACTTAAGGCTATACATGAATATGTTCGCAAAAGAAGTCCACGAAAACGCCGTAAATCACGGCTGGTGGGACGAGGAGCGCAGCTTCGGCGAACTGATAGCGCTTTGCCACTCGGAACTTTCGGAAGCGCTGGAGGAATACCGAAAGGGACACCAGCCGGACGAAACCTACTACAGCGAGGGCGGCAAGCCGGAGGGTATTCCCTCCGAGCTGGCTGACGTGATTATTCGCATACTGGATATGTGCGGAAAGTACGGCATTGATATCGGCGCGATGATTGCTGAAAAGCATGAGTTCAACAAGACCAGACCGTATAAGCACGGGGGTAAGGTGATATGACGCGTGAGATACTTTTTCGCGGGAAGCGGATGGACAACGGCGAGTGGACTTATGGATATTATTGCCCGAAGCCATACTCTCATTTTCCGTGTGAAGCAACAATTTTCCCGAGTGAAACAATAGACAGAGACTGGCATGGCGAAAGGGTTGACCCCGACACCGTCGGTCAGTTCATCGGGCTTTGCGACAAGAACGGCGTGAGGATATTCGAGGGGGATATCATTGAGTATACTGACGGGTGTAACGACTGGCTCGGTGCTGTGAAATACGACGGCGACGACGCGCAGTTTGTTGTGCGCTTTATCGGTGGGGATGTAGAAAGTTTCGATAACCTATACAGCGGGGATTGCGAGGTCATCGGAAACGTCCACGACAACCCGGAACTGCTGGAGGTGAGCGGTGATGAATGAAAAAGCGGTGCTGCTGAGCATACAGCCGAAATGGTGCGGGCTTATCGCAAACGGCAAGAAAACTATTGAGGTACGCAAAACCAGACCGAAAATCGATAACCCGTTTAAATGTTACATATATCAGTCTAAGAGCAAAGACCTGTTGATGTATGTAATGAAAGACGGCGATAATGATTACGGCACAATCTATCACGGAAAGCCGGTATTCATTAAAACATTATCGCCGTATTCAAACGGCAACGAACAGAAAGTCATCGGTGAATTCACCTGCGACAGTATTTCCGAGTACGAAGCCGAGTTTTGCAAAACTGATGCCTTTTACCAGGACATCAGAGAAATATTTCGCGATGCCGATTTCCCCGATGACGACGACCGCAGAGATTTCAAAGTGCTTACCTCAAACGAAGCAGACAATCCCAATGATTGTGATTTCTGCCGTTCGTGCTGCATGACGTTCGATGATGTTAAGGCGTACATCGGCGAGGGATTCTGCAAGACGTTTTGGGGCTGGCATATCTCCAACCTGAAAATTTACGAAAAGCCGAAGGAATTGAGCCTTTTTGAAAAGCCGTGCTCGCACAATTGCGAGAATTGTAAGTATTATTGCACAAGTAGCTTGGAAGAACCAGCTTATTGTGAATGGGAAGATTGCGAGATATCAAAGCCTCCGCAGTCGTGGTGCTATGTGGAGGCGAGCGGGAATGAGTGACCGCAGAAAACTTACTGCTGCCGAACGCCAGCAGATCTATGAGAAATTCGGCGGTCGCTGCGCTTATTGCGGCTGCGAAATCACTATCAAGGACATGCAGGCAGACCATGTTGTCCCACTGCACCTCGGCGGTGAGGACGATATCTCAAATCTCTCTCCGGCGTGCCGGGCTTGTAATCACTACAAGTCCACGTACACGGTAGAGAGGTTCAGGGAAATCATTGAACGAGCCTATGACACGCAGATGAAATGCAGCGCAACTTTCCGCAACCTAGTCAGGTTTGGAATGATAGTACGCCCTAGAAAGGACGTAAAATTTTGGTTTGAAAGGTGGTAAACAGGAATGAGTGAATACATAAACCGCGAAAGCATAAGAAAGGTGTTAATGGACGTATGCTCCGACGAAAAATGCCCGATGTTTATCGCCGCGACAATCGACCAGGTTATTGACTATGAGCCTGCCGCCGATGTCGCGCCGGTGGTGCATGGCGAGTGGCTGAACATTGACGGAGATTACACCTTTGCGGCATGCAGTATCTGTGAAACGGCATACGAGGTCGCAACCGAGGAGGAAGCAGAAAAGGGCTTATGGGACGCGTTTATGTGTTCTTACCGCTACTGCCCGAACTGCGGCGCTAAGATGGACGGAGGTGATAACATCATGAATACAAACCCTGAATGCTTTACGCCGGAGGGAAACAATCCATACCCGCTGTGTACTGGTAAGGATATGCCGGAATGCGAAAACTGTCAGCTTCGCGCTGGCTGGAACGGAGGTGACACAGATGTCTGAAATCAAGCTGAAGCCCTGCCCGTTCTGCGGGGGCACTGATTTAGATTATTACGTTGATAATTTCGCCAGCACTTACGTTGAGTGCAATACATGCGGCGTAAAAGTCCAAGGAGCATATAACAGCGAGAGGGGCGAAAAAGAAGCTGATGAACTCTGGAACAGGAGGCCGGATACCAATGACTCGTGAAGAACTGGAGCAGATATACTACCTCCACCGGGAACTGCGTATGTGGGAGCAGGAGCTTGAACGGCTCCGCTGCCGCTCGCTGGTACGTTCGCCGCAGCCGAACGCCGGGAGCAGTTCCGGAACGTCCGACAAGGTCGGGGAGCTTGCCGAAAGGCGCGTAGACCTTGAGCGCCGCATAGAACTCAAGCGCGAGGAGATTCAGCAGCGCCGCGATGAAGCAGTAGCGTTCATCTACGATATTCCCGACAGCCTGACCCGGCAGATAGTCTACTACCGCTGCGTGAGCCTGTTCGGCTGGACGCGCGTCGCCTATGAGGTCGGCGGGAACAATTCGCCGGACGGTGTACGCATGATTTACAGCAGATTCATGGATAAGCTGTAAGTTGTTCGTTTTGTTCGGTTTACATGTGCTATAATGGTATTATCAGAGAGCGCTCAGAAATGGGCGCTCTTATTTTACCCGAAAGGAGGAACCCCCATGACCGAAAAGCAAAAACGTTTCTGCGACGAATATCTGATAGATCTGAACGGGACCCGCGCGTATAAAGCCGCATATCCGAAGGTGAAATCGGACGACACCGCAGCGGCGGCGGCAACCAGAATGTTAAGGAATGTTAAGGTACACGAATACATCGAGCAAAGGACGGAGGAGCTCCGCAGCGCCAGGACAGCCACCGCCGCCGAGGTCATGGAGTTCCTGACGGAGGTCATGCGTAACGAGGACGAGGGCTCAGTTTCGCGCCTGAAAGCCGCCGAGCTTCTCGGTAAGCGGTTCGGGCTGTTCACCGACAAGTTGAACGTCGAGGGGAATATCCCGGTGGTGATAGCAGGCGATGATAAAATTGCAGACTAACGCGAAGCAGATATACCTCCCGGAGCTTGTCGGCGGCGGCTACGGCGAATTCTGGCGGTTCCGAGGGAGGTACCGCGTATGCAAAGGCTCCCGTGCGAGCAAGAAGAGCAAGACCTCCGCGCTGTGGTTCATCGTAAATCTCATGAAGCACCCGGCGGCGAACCTGCTGGTAGTCCGCGCGACTTACAACACGCTGCGTAATTCCTGCTTCACGGAGCTGAAATGGGCGATAGCAAGGCTCGGCGTCCAGCAGTACTGGCAGATAAATCTCAGTCCCCTGGAAATGACCTACCTCCCGACCGGGCAGAAGATTTACTTCCGGGGTCTGGACGATCCGCTGAAAGTCACCTCCATCACCGTTGACGTCGGAGTCCTCTGCTGGCTGTGGATAGAGGAAGCCTACGAGATCGACAGCGAGGAGAGCTTTGACACCCTCGACGAGAGTATCCGCGGACAGGTGCCGGACGGGCTGTTCAAGCAGATAACGCTGACGTTCAACCCCTGGAATGAGCACCACTGGCTCAAGAAGCGTTTCTTCGACGCTCCCGACAGCGACGTCCTGGCAAAGACCACGAACTACCTCTGTAACGAGTTCCTGGACGACGCAGACCTGCGTGTTTTCGAGCGCATGAAGCGCGATAATCCCCGGCGCTACCAGGTCGCAGGGCTGGGGAACTGGGGCATGGTGGACGGTCTGGTGTATGAGAATTTCCGGGAAGCCGAGTTCGAGCTTTCCGACCTGCCGGGCACGGCGCGCAGCTTCTTCGGCCTGGACTTCGGCTACACCAACGACCCGACGGCGTTCTGGGCTGGTATGGTTGACGAGAAGTCAAAGAAAATATGGGTGTTCGACGAGATGTACGAGCGCGGAATGAGCAACGAGCGCATTGCAGAGCGCATAACAGAGATGGGCTACGCAAAGGAGGTCATTACCGCCGACAGCGCGGAGCCTAAGTCCATCGACCGCCTGCGCACGCTGGGTCTGCGGAGAGTCCGCGCCGCTCAGAAAGGCAAGGACTCTATCCTTAACGGCATCGACCGCATACAGGATTACGAGCTGATCGTTCACCCGCGCTGCAAGAACTTCCTTGTGGAGATCTATAACTACACCTGGGCAAAGGATAGGTTCGGACGCACAATAAACAAGCCCATCGACGATTTCAACCACCTTATGGACGCCATGCGGTACGCGCTGGAAAGCGATACGAAACACGCCAGAATACTCAACAGAAAGGAGATGGGCATTTACTGATGATAAAGCCCTTCACGATATCGCGGGAAACTCCGGTCACGCCGGAGGCCGCCTGCAAGTTCATCGAGGATCATACCCTGCACACGCACGCCAGATACGACCTGCTGGAGCGCTACTATGAGGGACTGCACCCGATATGCAGCCGTGAGAAGCGTTCAGTCCTTGCGAACAACAAGCTCGTCTGCAATCACGCGAAATACATCTCAGACACTTGCGTAGGCTACTTTGCGGGCAATCCGGTGAAGTATTCCGGCGAGGGTATAGAGCCGCTCCTGGAGCTTCTGAGAGCCGCTGACAGCGATACACAGGACATAGACCTCGCGCAGAAGGCGAGCATATTCGGCACGGCGTACGAGTTCATCTACACCGACGAGGACGGACAGCCCCGGCTGTATTCCCCGGACCCGCGGCAGGCGTTCGTTATCTACGACGACACGGTGCGGCAGAAGCCGGTCGCCGGAGTGTATTACTACAAGCTCCACGACAGCGTTACGAACCAGGATACCGGGTATTCCGTGTATCTCTGCGATACTGAAAATGTCATGCATTTCACGACCGACACGGGCTTTTCTGTCGCGGGCGGGGCTGAGAGCAGACCTCACGGAATGGGCGGCGTGCCGCTCATCGAGATTTACAATAACTCCACCTGCGGTAGCGACTTTGAGCCTGTTCTGTCGCTCATTGACGCGTACAACACGCTCCAGAGTGACCGAGTGAATGACAAGGAGCAGTTCGTCGAGGCGATACTGCTTATTAAAGGTTCAGTCCTCGGCGACGATAACGACGAGAAATCCGAAAGCTACAAGGCGCTCCGGGAGAACGGCCTGCTGGAGCTCGACGCAGACAGCTCCGCCGAATGGCTGACGCGGCAGTTCGACGAGAACAGCGTGGAGATGCTCCGCAAGTCGCTGGAGCAGGATATACACAAGTTCGCGAACGTCCCCTGCATGAGCGACGAGAGCTTCGGCGGGAACGCTTCCGGCGTTGCAATGCGCTATAAGCTCCTCGGATTCGAGCAGATAACGAAAATCAAGGAGCGCTACTTCCGGGAGGGTTTGAAGGAGCGCCTGCGGCTTCTCTGCAACTGGCTTAGTACCACCGGGAAAGCCACTATCAGCAGCCGGGATATTTCGATACAGTTCACCAGGGCGCTGCCGGTCAACGAAACCGAGGTCGCACAGCTTGTTTCCGAACTGCGTGACATGGTTCCGCGGGAGATCCTGCTCGGGCTTCTGCCCTTTGTGGACGACCCCGAGGGAGCCGCCGAAAAGGTCAGGGAGCAGCAGAACGATTTCCCGAACCTCCCGCCGGATATGACCGATGAACAGCCGTGATTACTGGGAGCGCCGCGCCGCTCAGGACATGTACGACCGCATGGGCACCGCCGAGGAAACCGCCGCCGAGATGAACGCGGCGATAAAGCAGACCTCCGCATACCTCGAAAAGGAAGTCAAGGCGGTCATGCGCGGAATGCAGTCGTTCGGTATCTCAGAAGCGGAAGCCAAGAAGATACTGAACGCCGCCGGAGGGGACGGTTCGGCGCTCCAGCGTTTACGCAAGGCGGCTCAGCAAGTAAGCGACCCGGAACGGCGCGAAGCGCTCCTGAATGCGATAAACAGCGCCGGAGCGTACCGTTACCGCATTACCCGTATTGAGGAGCTGAACAAGGACATCAACCGCCGCTGCCGGGAGCTGTACAAGACAGAGAACCGGCACGTTACGTCAGCGCTGCGGAATGTCGCGGAGGACAGCTACTACCGGGAGATTTTCAGCATACAGAAAGGCACTGGGCTGGGGTTCAGCTTCGCGAATTTTTCGCAGCAGGACGTTGACAGGATATTACGTTCAAACTGGGTCGGCGGGAATTACTCACAGCGTATCTGGAAGGACGTAAGCGGCATGACGGAACGGCTGAAAAGCGAGCTTCTCGTCAGTATGCTGTCGGGGCGTTCCGGCGAAAAGACCGCACGGATATTCCAGGAGCAGTTCGGGGTGAACGCGTTCTGCGCCCGGAGAATCGTCCGGACGGAAAGCGCATATGTTGCGAATGCCGCGCAGAAGTCCGCATATTCCGAAGCTGGAATCGACCGCTATAGGTTCGTTGCTACGCTTGATTCACGCACCTGCGAATGCTGCGCCGCCCTGGACGGCAAGGTGTTCGACCTCGCAAAGGCAAAGCCCGGCACGAACTACCCGCCCATGCACCCGTTCTGCCGCTCGACCACCATCGCGGACTTCGGCGACGAGGAGCTTGCAGGTCTGGAGCGCCGGGCTAAGGACAAGGACGGGAATGCCGTTAAGGTCCCGGCGGGTATGTCCTATGATGAGTGGCGGAGGGAGTTTGTGGACAATAAATCCACCTCTGAAAACATGAAAGGACCTGCTCCGGAGATCGGAAAACGCAAAGATCCTTGTGCGAACGGGCATTACTTCATTGATAAGAGCGAAACGCCCCCGACCTGTACAGAAGATGGGAAACGTGAAAAGGTATGCGCTGTTTGCGGCAAGACCGAAGTTGAAACTGTTCCTGCCACCGGGCACAGATATGTCGATACCATTGTACAGCCGACCTGCACCGAAAAGGGGTACACGCTTCACAAGTGCAGCGTATGCGGCGACAGTTATCAGGACGCCGAAACTCAGCCGCTCGGTCATAATTATGAGGCAGTCAAAACAGTTCAGCCGACCTGCGTTGACAAGGGCTTCACAGAATACCACTGCACGCGCTGCGGCGATACATACACCGATGATATTCCTGCAACAGGGCATAAATTCGGCAAGTACAAGATAGTCACCAAGCCTACTTCCGTTTCAGAAGGGCTGAAAGTACGGAATTGCAAGGTGTGCGGCGAGAGCGATGAAGTAGCTCTGCCAAAAACCAAGACAGTTACCAAGGCTGAAAAGAAACAGAAGCTGCTTGATATAATCAACGGGGCCCAGCAAGATATTGACAAAATCGCACAAAAGCAGTATAATAATATATGGAAGAATCCTGTTACAGCCGCAGACTACAGCACAAAGCAGAGCGCTATTCAAGCCAAGAAGGATTATTTCAATCAGCAGCTTGCTTCAAATCCCGCCGACAAGGCAAAATGGCAGGCGCTGCTGAACGATCTGGATGATTTTGAGACCCAAGGCAAGAAATATGCCGCTTTGCAGGCAACAAAGAATCAGGCGCAGTCACAGCTCACGAAACTCGCTTCAAAGAGCGGCAGTTCGGCTTCGTTTGCACCGGACGCATATTCTCAATCGAGGAAGAATGCGGCGTATTGGTTTAAGGGCAACGAAAAGGCTTCAGCAGACGCTGCGCTTCGTCCGAAAAGTGGCACAGTGTGGCAGGCAGCAAGCTCCGACGAACGTCAGGCGGCATGGAAGTATACATCAGGTTCCGGAAGCTTTAATCGTCCCCTTCGCGGATACGATGGAAACTGGTATAATTACAAGGGTGTTGGAAATGTCAGTCTTGATAACGAGGGCAGCGGAAGTGCGATAAAGCATCTCACTGACCTGATTGACCGTTCTCAGTATAACTTCGATATCTGGCTCAATCGTGGAATAGAGACTTCATCCGGCGCTGCTTCGTTCCTGAAAATTCCGGAAACGGTGCTGACAGGTGCTTCTCAAAGCGACTTGAATAACCTGCTGGTCGGCAAGGTAGTCAAGGACGAAGCGTTTGTGTCATGCGGCAGCGCAAAGGGCGCAGGCTTTTCGGGGTATATTTTCAATGTTTATGCTCCGAAAGGCACTAAAATGCTTTATGCAGAGCCGTTTTCAGCTTTTGGACAAGGGCACGGCCAGAACTGGGACGGACTAAGCGGACAAACAAGTTTCAGCGGTGAATTTGAAACGATAATTCAGCGAGGAACTGAATTCCGCGTTACGAAGGTCGATAAGCAAGGGAGCAATATTTTCTTTGATATTGAGGTCGTTAATCAGCCGTAAGAAAGGGAGTGGTATGAATGGCTGAAAGCAGAAACCCTAGATGGGAAAAAGAGCCGTGGAGTACCACGGTTCCTTCCGGCAATATCCAGTGCAGGGACTGCATTTTCAGGCTTCGGCCTATCACTATTAACGGCGAAAGTTTTGACCGGTCTGCATACGGAAATTGCGAAATATATGAGTACCCTAACGCCAAGCCGAATGAGGTGTTATGGCAGGGTGATAATTGCCCGAATTACTCCAAAGAATAGAGGGGCTATCATGAACGACAAACTGAAATCAGCCGTCTACGGACTGGCTGTCGGCGACGCGCTTGGTGTTCCGGTGGAATTTATGAAGCGCGGCTCTTTTCGTGTAACCGGAATGACCGGATACGGTTCACATAATCAGCCTGCCGGTACATGGTCTGACGACACAAGCATGACGCTCGCAACCTGCGATTCAATAAGGGTGCTTGGCAGGGTCGATTGCGACGATATCCGGAACAGATTCCGTCAGTGGCTCTATAACGCAGAATACACAGTTGATAACGTGGTATTTGACGTGGGGAATACAACCGCCAGGGCGCTGCGCTGCGGCAAAGGCGAAGACAGCGAGTATTCAAACGGCAACGGCTCGCTTATGAGAATACTGCCGCTTGCGTTCACAAACGCAGAGGACGAGCTTATCGGTGAAGTGTCTGCGATAACTCATGCACATACCTTGTCAAAGAGCATTTGTATCAAGTATGTGGAACTGGCGAGGGCTTTGCTGAACGGTATGCCGTTCAAAGACGTACTTACTGACCTTGGCAAGGAAACAGCCGCACTGGCTGAACTCACCGAATTTGAAATAAAGTCAAGCGGATATGTAGTCGATACTTTCAGAGCTGCGCTGTGGAGCCTTGCAACGACCGATAATTACAAGGACGCGGTACTAAAAGCTGTGAACCTCGGTGACGATACCGATACTGTCGGAGCTGTTACCGGAGGACTTGCCGGAATCGCATACGGCATGGATGGTATACCCGGTGAATGGATAGATAAGCTCAGAGGTAAAGAGATTATCGACAGGTGCTTGTTTTAAAACAGTAACATAATAATTAAGCGCTATGCAGCAATGCACGGCGCTTTTTTATTGTCCGAAACACGCTGACGACACTAAAAGCCCGCGCGGAATACAGTCATACGGACGTTAAACGGAGGTAACTATGGCAGACGAACAGACAACTCAGACCACACAGGAGCAGGGCGGCGCTCAGACCGCCGGAGGTGATCCTAACGTATCTACGCCCGAGCCGGAGGCGGAAAACAAACCGGAAAAGCCCGCTGAAAAGACGTTCACCCAGGCAGAGCTCAACAAGATCATCGCGGAGCGCCAGAAGCGCTGGGAGAAGAAAGCGGCGGACGAAAAGGCGGAGGCTGAGCGCGTAGCCGCTATGACAGCAGACGAAAAGTCGAAGCATGAGCGCGAGAAGCAGGAAAAGGCTCTCGCAGACCGCGAGGCGGCTCTGACAAAGCGGGAGCGCACCGCCCTTGCAAAGGAGTACCTCGCGGAGAAGAACGTCCCCGTCGCTCTGGTAGGGGCTGTGGACATCTCCGACCCCGACGGTATCGAAGCAAGCGCGGTGGCAGTCGCAAAGGCTTTCACGGACGCAGTCAGCGCGGAGGTAGCAAAGAAGTTAGCCGGAGCTCCCCCGAAAAAGGGCGACCCCGGCGCAAAGGACCCATTCCTTGACGGACTGGGAGTTTAACAGGAGGTAATTTTAATGGCAGTAAATCTCGCAACCAAGTATTCAGATAAGGTCGACGAAGTATTCAGGCTCGGAGCGCTCACCACTTCGATGGCGGGCGGGAAGTACGAATTCACCGGAGCGCAGACCGTCAAGGTCTACAGCATGGGAACCGCTGAAATGAACGACTACAAGGCGACAGGCTCCAACCGCTACGGCAACCCCGAGGAGCTGGAGGACACCACCGAGGAGCTGACCCTCACTCAGAAGCGTTCGTTCACGTTCACCATCGACGCCACCAACGCGGTGGATTCCCCGGCGGGTATCCGCGACGCGGCAAAGGCGCTCCGCAGACAGCTCGACCAGGTAGTTATTCCGGAGGTGGACGCCTACCGCTTTAAGACCGCCGCGAACAAGGCTGACCACGTAGCGGTCAGCGCCACCAGCAATTCCACCGCTTACAGCGATTTTCTCGCGATAAACAGCGCTATTTCCGACGACGAGGTGCCTGCGGTCGGCAGAGTGGCGTACGTTTCCAACGCGTTCCTCAATGCGATAAAGCAGTGCGACGGCTACACCAAGGCTTCCGAGCTTGCGCAGAACATGCTCATCACCGGGCAGGTCGGCGACGTTGACGGCGTGAAGATAGTAGCTGTTCCCAAGAGCAGAATGCCCGCCGGCGCGTCGTTCATCATCGCTTACGGCGAATCTGTGTGCTCCCCGGAGAAGCTCGCAGAATACAAGATTCACGACAACCCTCCCGGTATCGCGGGTCACCTTGTCGAGGGTCTGGTGTACTACGACGCGTTCGTCACCGAGAACAAGAAGTGCTCCGTCGGCGTTCACTTCGGCTCTATGGGCGAGATAAGAGCGTCCATGACCGCCGCCGATTCCGGCAGGGGCAGGCTCAGGATCGCGCGCAACGCCGCCGGAAAGCTGATGTACAAGGCAGACAGCTCCGTCACTGTTCCGAAGTTCGGCGCGGCGGCGACTGGATTCACCGAGGTCCCTGCGGACGGCATCATCTCCGCGACTGCCGGAAACAAGGTCGCAGTAGTTTCCGTTGTGGACGATAAGGTCGTAGCGGCTTCCGCCGTATTCGACGCGGCGGTCGGCGCATGACCCCGCTTGAGCGCTTCAAGCTCCTCGCCGGGATAACGGACGATTCGCAGGACGGGTTAATAACCGCCCTGCTGTCGGACGCGGAGGATTCCGTCCGCGACTATATCGGGCGGGAGGAAGTCCCGGCGCGGCTGATATCCGTGCAGGTTCAGCTTGCAGTGATAGCGTACAACAAGCGCGGCGCTGAGGGGGAATCCTCCCGCAGCGAGGGCGGAATTTCCCAGAGCTTCGACGGACTTCCGCCGGAGCTTCTTGCGCGGCTGAAAAACTATCCCAGAAAGGCAGGGGTGCTTTATACGGCTGATTCAGAACAGGCTTAAAACGCTCCCGCTTTCCCGCGCGGTGACTGCAAGGAGCGCCTATATCGGCACTGAAACCACATGGCAGCATATCGGCGATATCCGCGCGGAAGTCCAGCCGCTCTCCGATAACGCCACCGCCGAACAGTACGGCGTGAAGTTCAGCCGCTCTGTGCAGCTTATCTGCGATACCGGAACGGATATCCGCGAGCGCGACCGTGTGGAGCTCCCCGGCGGCACTTACGAGGTCAGAGGGGTGACTACCTACGGCAACGTCAGGAAGGCGGTGTGCGAGCTGGTATGACGATACAGGAGCTTATCAAGAAAATGCAGTCCGTCCGCGCGGACAGCGGAAAGGTCCTCGACCGTGCCCTGCTCAGGGGCGGCGAGAAGATACGCGGAAACGCCGTCCTGCTCTGTCCGGTGAACACCGGCGAACTCCGGAACAGTATCCGGGTTCAGCGGCTCGCGCCGGGCGTAGTCACGGTCGGCACCAACAAGGAGTACGCGATATTCGTGGAGTACGGCACCGGCACGCAGGGCGACCCGGGAGTGCCGCACACCGCAAAGCTGCTCTGGCGCTGGCAGGACGAACAGGGCAACTGGCACACCTCGCACGGGCACAGGGCGCAGTCGTTCCTCCGGGCGGCGGTCGGGAAGAACGAGGAAAAGAAGATATACGCCATCGTCGCGGAGGAACTGAGAAAGGCTATAGGCAATGCTTGATATCAACATCATTATTCCGCCGCTGGTGGAAGATATCGTCCGGCTGGAGCCGCAATACCCGGAGATAGTTCCGGAATTCCCGCTTGCGATACTCACGCCGCTGGACATGGGTTCCGGCACGATAATTTCCGGCGAGGAACGGCTTGCGGCGGTGTCGTTCCAGGTGGACGTATACGACACGAAATTGCAGCGCTGCACTGAAACGGCGCTGAAAATCTCCGCGCGGCTGATATCCCGGGGATTCGTCCGGAACTCGGGCGCGGATATCCGGGAGGACGGACTGCACCGCCGTACGCTGACGTTCAGCGCGGCGATAGACGAACACACAGGACTAGTTTACAGGAGGTAAATATGGAGCTTTTAACAAAGGACACGCACCTTGATTTTTCTTCCGACGACGGCACAACATGGCTTGAGCTGTACGGTCTGGAGAGCTACCCCGATATGGGCGCCGACCCGCCCAAGGTCAAGGTGACGAACATGCGCGACGCTAACGAGCGCTACATCGGAGGCATTCCCGACGTCAGCGACATGAAGTTCGGATTTTTCTACAACAAGGAGAAAGACCCTGACGCCGGAACGATGATAAAGAAGAACTTCGCAAAGCTTAAGGAGCTTGAGGAAGCTGGTGCGAAGATAAAGTGGAAGCTCAACTATCCCGACGGCACTTCCTACGCCTGGGAGGGCAAGCCCACCGTGTACGTTAACGGCGGCAACGTCGGCGAGGCTATGAAGTACACTCTCAGCGTTACGCTTGAAAGCAAGCTTGAGTGGAACGGAGGTAACACATGACGGGAGCATATCTGAAGATCTCAGACGAAAAGAGCCTGGAGCTGCGCTTCACCGCGCGCCGGGCTGAGAAGCTCGAATCCGAGCTTGACTGTGACCTGCTGCGGGGACTTTCCCGCTGCCAGAGGGTCGGAGTGCTGACACGGTTCATCGCATGCGGCGCTGATATCTCGCATAACGAGGCGTGCGACGCGTACGACGAGTTCGTCGACAACGGCGGCACCATAGAGGAAGCGTCCGAGGTCGTCATGACCGCGCTGAAGAACGGCGGGTTCATCGCGAAGTCGGCAGTAGAAGCCGCAAAAAAAATCCAGGGGCAGCTCCTCGACCGTGCAGCGCGGGGGAACTGATAGCCCAGCTAAGAAAAACGGCGGTAGACTGCGGCGCTTATACGGAGCAGTTCTACGACCTCACCCCGGCGGAGATCTGCGACCTGAACAGATCCGCTGTGAAGCGCCGCACTGATGAAGCCCGGAGCCGCGCGGTGTTCGCCTGGCATACGGCGTACCTGACCGGGCTTGCTACGAATGCTCCGAGGAGCTTCCCGCAGACCCCGGAGCGGCATTTCGGGGCGCTCATGCAGGACGATACTCCGGCATGGAAGCGCTCGCAGGCGGCGATGGCGAGGATAGCGGCCGTCCACAATCAGCATTACAGAGAGGAGGCGGGTCATGACCGTTGAGGAGCTGAACATAGTTATTTCCGCGAACGACCGGAAGTTCAACGAAGCTATCGGCGATGTAATAGGAAGGCTGGACGACCTGGAGGAGCAGTCCAGACGTTCCACCGATGATATCGGGAATTTCTTCACGAATCTCGGGCACAAGCTTGCGGCGCTCGGTATCGGAAAGATAATCGGCGACAGCATAATGTCCGGCGGCGAGCTTGAGCAGCAGCTCGGCGGCGTGGAGGTCGTGTTCTCGGAGCATGCGGAATCCATGAGGAAAGCCGCTGCAACCGCGTACAAGGACATGGGGCTGTCGGAATCTGACTACCTTGCGAAGGCAAACAAGATGGGCGCTCTGCTGAAAGGCTCCGGCTTCGATACCGGGTACGCTTCGGCGATGTCGCAGCAGGTCATGCAGAGGGCTTCCGATGTGGCTTCCATCATGGGCGTTGACGTCAAGGACGCTATGGAAGCCGTCACCGGCGCGGCAAAGGGCAATTTCACGATGATGGACAATCTCGGCGTTGCCATGAACGACACGACCCTCCAGGCGTATGCGCAGGAAAAGGGGCTCGGCAAGCTCGAAACCACGCAGCAGAAGGTCAGCGCGGCAATGCAGATGTTCCTTGACAAGACGGAGTACGCCGCCGGGAACTACGCCCGGGAAAACGACACGTTCTCCGGCTCACTGACGACCGCAAAGGCGCAGCTTGAGAACATGACCGCCGACCTCGGAACGCAGCTCCTGCCGACCGCGACTTCGCTTCTGACGATGGCGCGCGGCGGTCTGGAGCTGATAACGCCGCTCGTCGTATCGCTGGGCAACGGGCTGAACAGCGTGGCGCAATACCTCATAGGTCTGTCGCCGAGCGCAAAGACCCTGCTCGGGATAGCTGTGGGCGCCGCTGTAGCGATCCCGGCGGCGACTAAGGCGCATGCCCTGTGGACTGCCGCAAATGAGAAATGGAACAGCCTGCTCAATATCCTCATTCCGAAGGAAGCAAAGCGCGCGAATATAATGAAGGCTGCTGCGGGGTGGCTCGTTATTTTGGCGGGACTGTTGTCTATCGTGGCTTCGGTTGGAGCGACCGCCCGGGAGATGAACGAATCCGAAGGCGCTGCGATGGAGGATACCGCCGCCGGAGCCGACAAGGCAGCCGAAAGCACGGACAGCCTTTCTGACAGCATGGCGGGGCTGGGCAAGAGTGCGGATACTGCCAAGAAAAAGCTCGCGGACATCGACACGCTGAACATATTCGATTCCGGCAGCAGCACCGGCGGCGTGGATTTCAGCGCGATAGTTGACGGCGCAGAATCCGCGCAGGATTCCATCGCGGGGCTGACCGACGACCTGGCAGATGTTACAGGCAATCTTGATGAGCTTAGCGAAAAAACAAATAGCTTTAGCCTTGATGGACTTTCGAAGAACTTCGGAGATACCTTTAAAGATATCAGAACGGGGTTTGCAACATTCCTTGACGGTTTTAACTTCAACAGCGATACGCAGCTGGACAGCCTGCGGGTGCTCGACAAGAAGGTCAGAGAGCTTTTCGGTGATGACTGGTCGGATTTCTGGACTAACGTCGGAAGCACGATGTATCGGGCATTCGGCGAAAACAACAGCGAGTACGACCGTTATATGGCGCTGACGGATATTCAGAACTGGCTTGAGGATATTAATGGATTTCTCACCGGGTGGATGGGCGAATTTGGCGAAGCCTGGAAAGAGTTTTGGATGGGTATTGGTTCGTGGATTTATGAGCAGCTTAATCCTGAACCAACGGATTACAGCACTCAACACAAGGAAGGCTGGGGCTCCGGAAGAATGCGCGGAGTTGATAACGCTGAATATTCGCCTGAAACTTACAGCGCCGGTAGTTTTTCTGGCAGAATGCGCGGCTACGATTACGCGGACTACTCGTCTGCGCAGAGCATGGCTGCTATCATGCCCGGCGGTTTGGCCGCCTCCAGCGGCGACATCAGACCGCTAACGGCAGACGAAACCAAGCAGGTGTTTGAAATCCACAATTACACTGTTCTTGATGGGCAGATATTAGGCGAAACCGTAACGCAGTATCAGAATAATGAGCAGACCAGGTCAAACGGATATTGACATTTGCGATGTGATGTGATATAATCTATTTAAATCCGAAAGGAATAAAAAGGAGGAATCACAATGACACCTGAATTACAGAAACCGGACGCTGCTCCGAAAACGCCCCGGGTAATTCCGCTCACACAGGAAGAACAGACTATGGCAGCTATGACGGCTATCAACATGAACCTCGCTGCGCTGCTTGAAAGTCAGCAGAAGGTCGAAAAGCTTGCAACAAAGCAGGCAAAGGACGTAACATCAATAAAAGCGGCGACAACTTTCTTCCTCATTCTGGGGATTATAGCGATGTTCCCGCTATTTGCAACGCTCATTCGCACCTGCGTGGGTTTGTGAATCTCAATTGCATATTTTGCGCTCTTGAAAAAGGGCGCATTTCTTTTGCCCGAAAGGAGGCACTTATGTCCGAAAAAACCGCCTCGATCATAAAGATAGACGGCGTAGAAATGCCCACGCCGAGCAGCTTCAAGCCGCTCTATAAGGACTACGACAGCAAAAATTCCGGGCGGTCGGAATCAATGTATGCGACCCGCGACATAGTCCGGTCAGACGTCCGGAAGATGTCGTTCACCTGGATAGTGCAGACCCCTGACCTGCGGAAGATACGCGAGGCTATAAAGCCCCCGAAGATACAGGTCAGGTTCTTCGACATCAACCAGCCCGCCGACGTTCAGTTCAGCACGATGGAGTGCTACGCCGACCCGAGCCGAGAACCGGAGGTGCTCCGCTGGGAGCCTTCCGACCCGGAAAAGAGCTGGTGGAGCTTCACCACGTCATTCACGGAGTATTGATATGTACAATGTTTCAGATACCTATAGGGAGCTTATAAAAGCGCCGGTCCGGTACACCGGGATAAGCGGCGCGGCAAGGCTCCGGGACGGCACTATAATTCACCTGACCGACGACAATATTGCCGCCGGTTCCCTTTCTATAACGCAGAAAATGAACGGCCGCGGGGACTTCCGCCCCGGCGGGGTGTACTCCGGGGAGCTTTCCTGCTCCCTTAAAGGCTTCGCGGGGAAAACCAGCGACCTTGACGGTGCGGCGATACGGCTCGCGTTCATTCTGTACCACGACAGCGATATGCAGGCTGCGAAGTCCGAGACGGTGCCGCTCGGGCGCTTCTATGTGGACGGCTCCTCGATAAAGCGCCGGAACGACACGGTAACGCTTTCCGCGTTCGATGGAATGGCACTGTTCGATGTGGAGGCGACCGAGCGCTCCGGCACGCTGTATGAGCTTGTGTGCGGCGCGTGTTCCGCGGCGGGGGTCTCTCTCGGAATGACGCAGGCGGAGTTCGAAGCGCTCCCGAACGCGGTGCAGACCGCGAAGATAAACACGGCGCGTATCCAGACAGAACGCGACCTGCTGATGTATGTCGGCATGATGACCGCTTCGTTTGCGAGGATCAGCCGCAGCAACGAGCTGGAATTCGTGCCGCTCACATGTGAGAGAAACGACGGCGGCGTAATAGTCCCGGTGCGTGAAATAGCCGGGAATATCCGCTTCAATACGGATTTCTCGGACGATACGACCTGCATTGCGAAGCTGTTCACCAGGCGAAACGGCGCTGCGGTGTACTCTACAAGGGAGATATCAGCGGGCGGCAGCGAGAAGCTTGCGGTCATGGAGCTGAACGAAAATCCGCTGCTTGCGGAGCTTTCCGACGACGTTGTCGCGGGGGTGCTCAACAATGAGCTTTTGCAGATGTACAAATGCCTGAACCGCGTTTTTGATTCGAGTTTCACCGGCGACCCTGCTCTTGAGATCGGGGATTATGTCCGGCTGCGGGGCGGCGCTATAGACACCGACCGGGGATATGCAACGGGCATGATCACCTCTCAGATCTGGAGGTACCGGGGGCAGCACACAATAAAATGCAGCATGCCCTCGTCCCTGTCAGCAGTGGAGGAATCGGCGGTAGCGGCCTATTCTGCGGAGACTTACACAGGATCCAGGCAGCGCACGCAGCCCAAATCCCAGCTGGAAAAGCGCATGGACGCGATGGAAGCGGCTTCTTCCGGCACAGCCGAAAAGCTGCAGACTTCTGGGACAAATACTGCCGCCATAACCAATGAGTATGGTGGCATAACCACAACGGAAAATGGTGTAAAATCACTGAACA